CATGGAATACAGCTCTTTTTTCATCATAGTGTCTACGATAGTTACGAAGAGCATCTAAACCTTGTTTTGCTTTTGGGTCAAACCAACATCTAGGAATTACCCTTCTTACTGCTTGTATGCCATCAGCCACATTAAGGCGAGGAGCAGTTACGATAGTAAGCCCTGCATCTTCTAAAGTTTCCCTGCGAGATTTGCCTGTGCCTAATTCTCTTACCTCTACGTCATGTGGAAGTATGTGAGTAAAATGTGCATAGTCGTTATCTCTTAACCAAGAGACATAGTAATCTAATCCTTGACCATGATTTTCCATATAATCAATCAGTCTTATTTCTTTGCCTGTGAGTTGGGCTACCCATATTGCTGTAGAGTCAGACATACCCAAGTCCCATGCTGTGTAATTACGACACAAGTCATCACGAGGTATTTCCGTCATGTGTGCTTTTTCTTCTATTTCATTTATAAGTTTAGAGTAATAAGATCCTTCTACAGGAGAGTTAAAGTTACACTCAAACTCTTGCATAAACTTATCTTCACCCATTTCAAGTCGGGCTGCTGTTAATTCTTGTTCGTTTAGTAGTTTAGTATCTGAAGATTTAAACTCTAGTAGTTTCCATCCCTGTCCTTCAGCGGCTCTATCTCGCAACCCTCTAAAGTGATTGTTGCCTTTGGGCGTACCCATAGCAACGCAGAAACCTAGTCGGTCTGTCAACGCAGGTCGGATGATGTCACTGAAGACGGATGGATTGATATTACCTACTTCGTCTATCACTGCACCATCGAGGTAAATACCACGAAGTGAGTCTGGGTTATCTGCACCATAAAGTGAGATACGTCTACCCATGAAGTCTACACGAAGTTCAGCAATGTTTACTTTAGCACCTAGAGGTCTTGTATAGTTTACAAGATAGTCCCATGCAATACGTTTAGATTGATTGTATGTAGGAGCTACATATGCGTATCTAGGTTCTTTTTTTGTGCACATAAGAGCAGAGTGTATAAGCTGATTAATAGCAGATACAGTCTTACCCATACGTCTGTGTGCTACCACTACTACAAAGCGATTATCTTTTACAGCATTGTGTATAAGTTTTTGTGGGACTCGTGGTCTATAACCTGTATCTAATGTTTTGTTTTGCGACTCCATATAGGGTCATCGCCTCCTAGTTTTTAAATTACCACTTAACTTTGTTAGCCCAATATGCGGCAGACATTTTACCTTTAGCTATGTTTTTACCATGTCTTGCTTTAAAAGACTTGGCTCTTGCTGTATCTGTTTTGTCACCACTCACGCCTTTTTGACCAAAGCGTATAAGCTTTTCTGTGTCACCTTCTTTAGCCAATACAGCGTGTGATTTAGTAGGATGGCTAGGTGTAGCTTTAGGTTTGTTATAACCTGAAAACGTTTCTTTGCCTTTCTTAATCATTTCTTTTTCTTGGCTGTCTTTGCTGCTTCTTTAAATTGCATAGCTGTAGGAGCACCTTTAGAGCCTACCTTACGCATCTTCTCGCCAGAGCCTGCAGCGATACGTTTACGTTTAGCATTGATGTTGGCGTATAGTCCAGTCTTAGTAGCCACTTTTCATGCCCTTCTTTGCAGGTTTAGCAACTACTTTTTTACCTGATTTCTTAGCAAAAGACTTAGCTTCTTTCTTACCTTTTTCTGTGTAAGCAAACTTCATTTTTCCGACCATTGGCATAACTTTCCCCTTATCTAGATAACATTCTAATGAGTGAATTCAAATCCATAGGAGGTTGTCTGACAGACAAACCACCGCCTTGTGGTGATACGTTAGTCATCGTATTGCCTAGTGGATTTGTTTGTTGGTAGTACGGCACTGCTTGTGGATTAGACATAAAAGCATTTTGTCTAGAGAACTCATCCATTTGTTGTTGCATCATCAGTTGTTTTATTCTTGCAGCTTCAGCTTCTGTAAGGTTGCCCATGCCGTTAGACATTACTTCCATTCCACCTTCCATAAGTCTTCTAGCTTCATTTTCTGTTAGCTGACCTACGCCAACATTTGATGGTGCTGACTGTTTTAATAGCTGCATTAATTGTCGTAAGTCCATAAAAATATCCTATAAAAAATTTGGGTACTGCCGTTTCAAATAACTTCTGCAATCATATCACACAAAAGAAGGGGTGGGGGGTCTAATCTATTCCTGTAACAATCTTTACTTCTATTGGTGTACCATCTGCATTACCACTAATCTCATGCTGTGTAGACTCTTTCCACTTAGCTCTAGACTTAAGCCAGAATATCATAGCTGTCGTGTTGCCTTCTTTAGCTTGTTTAAACAAAGTCTCTGCTACAGATGCGTTAGCTTCAATACGACCTTTGTCAAGCTCTTCTTTATAATACTTGACAAGCGTATCGTGTGAGATGGAAAGTACTGTGGCTATATCTTCGTGCCTAGTTCCTACTGTACTTAATATATATACTCTATTTCGGGTGTCTGCTGTTGCAAGGTGCGGGGGTCGTCCCTTTCCTGCCTTATCCTCTACCGCGTCTACAGGGAGGCTCTCTGTCTCACTTAAGTCTACCATAGTATTGACCTCTTTGTCAACAGGGTTATTATCTATATCTTTATTCATTGGGCTATACCTTATATATATATACAGGATTATATCCTGTTACAATTTGTTACAATTTAATTTAAATAAATACTTGACAAGTTATTTAATGGGGATATTATTACATTGTCAATCTTGACAAAACTTAAGGAGACTTACCATGAAAGTATCTAATATCGTAAACAATAGAGGCAATATTGTTGCAAACCAATTCATTATTCATAATGACAAGGCAACCTTCTTCCAATCCTATAAATCTATTATAGTTAAGATAGAAGACGGGAAAACAATCCTTGACCCTGTTTATTGGAATTATTCAAGGACTACTTCCAAACATCGCTCTACATTCCTGAATGAATCCACAAAGGAAACTCAAAGGAAAATCAAAGAAGGCTTATATATCTTACAGGATCTTAACTAGTATATATGTTATAGGGGAATTTTAACTGATTCCCTTTTATAACTACGATTAAATAAGACTTGACAATTAAATAGACTTAATTAAACTATATATACACATTACTAGGAGATTATATTATGAATACAAGATTAAACATGATTTTAAATTCTATTGAGGCTTTAACAATGGTGAATTGGAATCTATTGTTAGAGGATACAGAGTTTAAAAAACTATTCTTACAACTATTCAATGATAAAAACAACGATGACAGGGCGGTTATAAGTCAATCTGTTGAATATGTCAATAACAATTATTAAATAATACTTGACAACATTATAAACTTATATATCATTACTTATTACATAACAGGAGAATCAATTATGAATCATTATGAGAAAATATTAAGAAGCAACGTAAAAAACCCATTTCAAGCTTATATGCTAGGGGACTATCCTAGTGAATCAGAAGCATTGAATAGATCAATACAGGACTTAAAAACAAAATTCAAATATACAGATAACATGATTAAAAAACTTAATAAGGAGGATTGACAATGAATAACTTATTCAAAAACTTTTTAATCTTATTACTAGGCTTTATAAACTTTTATATGTTTTTATTATTAATGTTATCTTACTAGGAGGCTTGACAATGAATAACGACCAAAACATTAAAGCACTTATAACAGCAATAAACAGCACTGACGATTCAATGAGGCTTCAAATAATTACTTGCGGAAATGCTTGCAGTATAACTTTAAGACCTAATTATCATTTAGATGATGACGAATTATCAGATATAAATATTCAAGACAATCTACCAATTAATGAGAAAAAATCATGACCTACTCAATTAATCTTGATTCAACTAACTTTGAAACGTTTGACATGCTTTATAAACTTGACAAAAAAAATATAAATAGCAATAAATATTTAGGGCTTGCTTATTTTTGGGATTGTGATATAAAACATGAAATGAGATGTATGAATAGCCCTCATTTAATGAAGTCATTACATAACCAATTTATAAAACAAGGCGTTCCCTTTGATAGTGAAAACCAATGCTTTATTACTAATCAAATAGCCCATGACATTATTAAGAATAGTAAGTTATTACAAAAAAGAATTAGAAAGTGTTTCGGTGCATCATGAATACATCTAAAACGCATTTTAAGCCCTCTTACACGCTTGAAAAAGTGTATTTAGGGGATAGCTATAAGGTAATAAGTGCCAATGTCTATAAAGACTCTAAAAAGGTTTTTAACATTGAGAACTCATGCAACCTAAAAAGTGATACATTTATCAATGAAATTGACAATTTATTAAATTATACAGGAGAATAACCATGCACCAAATTATATATAACAATTATCTTATAAATAACAGTTATAGCTTTACAGGGAAAACAGAATACTATCACGTTTGGAAACTAGACGAAAATGGAGACCCTTATGACGTTTGGGGAGATAATTTTCGGTCTATGAAGCAAGCTAAAAACTTTATAAACATGGAGAATACATAATGCAACCTGATTTAGATTATATTACTGATGTTTTATACGCTATTGACATTAATTTAGAAGACGTCAATAGAGGCTTTACCCCTAGCGGATACTTAACTATAAATTCTTATTTAGAAGACATGCGTTATAGACTATCCGAGATTACTACTGAAATATCAAACATGGAGATAAAATAATGAGTGACTTTACTTATTCTTATGACCCTGATTCAAAGTATCAGTTTAAATTTTATGTTAATCATGAACTTGTTTATTCGTTTGAGGATTGCGACCCTATGACAGATAAAGAAGCCGATAATTTAGCCGAAGACTTATATATTGAATGGCTAGACAATACCATGTCATTCAGACCTAATAATTTTATGAGTTACTTATAAGGAGACTAAAATGTATATTATAGACTTTAAAAATAGAACTATTGCTAACTTTAGCAATAAAAAACTATCTATCTTTTTAAATGATGTAATTCTTTACAATCAATCTGCAATTAAAAACTATTATTTTCTTAACACCAAAAAAGAAGCTGAATCACTTATAAGATATAAAATGAATAAAAAATAAACTATTTCTTTTTAGGTTTTGACATCTTTGCTTGTGATAAGGCAATTGCGATAGCTTGCTTAGGATTTTTAACAACCTTGCCATCTTTACCGCTATTTAAAGTGCCCGCTTTGAATTCTTTCATAACTTTAGCGACTTTTTTGTTGCCTGCTGATTTCTTCATATTTTATCCAAAAAAAAACCCTTTATTTATAAGGGTTTAAAGATATTGCGGAGAGTATGGACGAGACTATTCCAATAGCGTGATTATACCACAATTAAATGCTCGTGTCAAGCGACTATACGCCTAGAAGCTATAGATAACATGTTATCAAAGGCAAGGCTTAATTGATATTCATAGTCATCGTATTTAGAAGTCTTTAGGTATCTAGCGTATACTGCATCTTTCTGATGTTTAGGCAAACTGCTTATAATTGCATCAATTGTTCTGACATTGGTTATATCCATTTCTGACACCATGTCTTCAAAAGCATCGCTAGTAGACTCGCCACCGCTAATCATACCCAAAGACTTGCTTGGGTAGCCTAGCTTTGTGCTTGGTGCGTGCATCCATCTAGCCCAATCATCTAAAATCTGTTTAAGCCTATCTATGTGCATTAGCTTCCTCTTCTGTATGGATATAAATGCTTTTAATCCTGTCGCTAAAATCTGGCATAGGGTGTAATATTGATTGCAATAAGTTAGTTTGTGGTTTAAAATATTTGTATATTTTCTTTTGTCCTTGTTGTTCACGTTTTGTAGAATCTAACATGCCTAAATTTTTCATGTTCAATACAATATACTGAACTTTTCTGTGTTCTATACCCATTTCTTTAGATAGCTCTGCAATGGTTAATGATTTATCGTTTAAAATATTTAAAATTAAACTACGCATCTTTTCTACATTAACTAAACGACCTTTAACATTATAATCTCTACCTTTAGCTTCCATATTTTTCCTTATGATACATCAATTACTTTACACTCCCAACGACTGCCAACTTTATGCCAACCATGAACATTAACTTTTATGTTAGCCTTTCTTACTATTCCTATCGTGTCACTATCAGCAATTTTTTTAACTCTTGCAGATATGTTTGTATAGCTTGTAGTTTGGACTGCTAACACTTCATCTTCTTTTATAGCAAGTAAATCACACCAACCCCACATATCCTGCCTTATTTTACAAAAGTGATTAAATTTCTCTGTGATAGATACAAGGTATCCTTCTGCTCTTAACTTCTTAAGGCTTAACTGCGTTGGGCTTGTCGCCATCAAATTGACTTTCGTTAGGTTTAGATATGCCATCTAGAAAACGTTTTTCTACTTCACCACTAGACTTGTTTAATTCGTATTCATAATCTTTTTTAAATATTTTATTCCAATTGTCCTCTGCTTGTTGCTCAGAAATTAACAATGGTCTTCTTGTAGAACCTTTACCCAATTTTAATTAACCCTTTATCAAATAACAAACCTATAGTTTTACGATGAGCTTGTTCCCATGCCTCTACCTTTTCTGCTCTACCTAACTCTTTGTGATTGTCTATCATATCATGGCATTGATAGCAAAGACTAGCGATACGATAATCATTTGCCTTGATTCCTGTTCCTTTGCCATCTCTTTGTTGGTTAGAGTGAGAAGCACATACTGTCCCATCTTGTCTACCACACATAGCACAGGGGAACTGACGAACTAATTCAAGTAGTTTTTTGTTTCTGTAATTACTCAAAACTCCAACCTAACTGACTAGCCCAACGTTCAATGTTTTCTTGATACTCCGCCATCTGTTTGCTATCTAACTTTGTTGTTGACTTAATAAGCTCTACAGGATTACCACATATTTCACGTTGTTCTCTTAAAAACTTATAACCCATAAGCTCATGTATTGTAGTAGGGTCTTCACCAAGATGATTAGCTACCGAACCATACAATGCCCATAATCTTTCGTTCTGCTCTAGAGACCTAACTGTTTTCTCTTCCACAATGTTTACCCTCCATCGTTTAGTAAGATCAAGTGCTTTTAATTTCTCCACTAGCATTGGCAAGTTGTCTTTGGTTAGCGACCACTTTATCATCTCTCCATCCTTTCGTTTTAAATACTTGTCCGTCTTTAGAAGTTGCTTTGTATTCTATATCATTTCCGAATAGCTTTTTACATTGCTTGATAAATTCATTTATTGTCATTTGTCTATTTCCTCAAAAACAATTTGTTTTGGCAAAATGTTATGGCATACATATACACTTGAAAATGGTGGATTAAGTTTTGGTTTAACATCTGAATAGTCTTTAAAATAAGAAATTCTTTTGTTAAAGTACATAACTTCAAAATCATTGTTTTTAAATAACCCAAATCTTTTTTGGCTTTCAAATAATCCAACAACACCAACTAACATAGCAAATGGTTTTTTAGACTCAAATAGTTTATTAAATACCTCATATTTTAATGAATATGGTGGATTAGAAATTATGTAGTCACAGTTATCAAATAGCTCGTATGTAAAAAAGTTTTCTCCATTAAACTTATGTGTATGTATTACTGTGTGTCCATGCTCTTTAAATGTTTTTACAAATAAACTTTCGTGTGTATCAAATGGACACCAAATTTTGCTGTTGGGTTTTAAATATTTTAACAATGGAGTTATAGCATATTTTGGAGTATAAAACTCATCGTTGTTATTAATATCGTTTTGAATAATATCTTTATTAGTAATTAAATCTAATTTCATCTAGGTGGACTCTCATTATATCGTAAACCTTTTTGGTCAAACCAAAAGTTAAATGAACCTTCCCATTGTGCATTACGCTGCTTCTGAACAAATACCTTTGCATCTGGAATAATCTTTAATTCAGCTTCAGGTGTATTTCCTATCTCTATTAATTTTTCTTTACTACGGTTTCGCCAGCATAGGATTAGTGAATCACATAGATTACGCAGATGACTTGAGCCCATCAAATCTGTTGCATCAGGTATGTCAGTTTCATCTTTCATTTTACGAGTATGTGCCACTAAAAATATATGTATCTGTAAATCACGACATACCACTGCCAAAGTATTAACAAACCTTTTTTGTGCATCTAACGACTCTTCACTAATATCATTTAACTTCATTAAACTATCTATCACAAACACATCAACGCCCAAAATATGTTTACCATAGTATAGCGTAGCAATCATATCTTGTGAAGTGGTAACACCTGTTTGGTCATAAATATACAACTTATCTTTTGCACGTTCACAAAACTTTTTTATATATTCATCTGTTGGTTCTGGTGAACCTAATGCCTGTGTAACCATACGAGCTAATGTAAGAACAGGTCTCATTTCTAAAGAAGCAATTAGGCATTTAGTACCTTGCTTCATCATAGCTAGTATGACTTGTGATAACCACATAGATTTACCATGACCTGATACACCTGTAATAATTGTTAGTTCCGAAGCCCTAACCCTGAACTTATCTTCCGTCTTAACCCATCCAAGTGATTTTCCACTATGAATTTCCTCACCAAAATACCGTACCAAATCATCAACAAATATATCCGTACTTTTAACTTTAAACTCTGCATGACTGTATCCTTCATTATAAAATTTAGTAACTGTATCTTGAGTAACTGTAAGCTTATCAATTACTTCACCTAAATTCATATCCCACCATCCCAAATATTTCTTTTAACTTCTTTTTCTGTTTCCCATCTTTTTTGATTGATGTAAGTTAATGGCATAGGAATGAATTCACCATCACTATCTTTCCATTGTTTTGTTTGTTTCATCTCTTTAACATGATTAATAATTTTCTCACCTATTTTGTCAAGTTTCTTTGACTTCCATTTTTGAAGACATAAATCTTTAGCAACTTTTCTTGGGTACAAATTCCAAAATGTATCAAAATGAACTATAGATATTTCTTTTTCTTCTTCTTCTTCTTCTTCTAAGCTAGCAAGCTGATAGCCTTCTGCTAGCAACCATGATGATAACTTACCTAAAGTCTTAATTACAAAGGCTTTATCCTTTCTCAGAGCAAAGGCTATACCATCTATGTCTGGTAATTCACCATTTTTTCTGCTAGCAAGACACCAGCACTTTGCTAGCATTGCTTGACATTCGTCTGAAAGGTTCATAAAGTCAGGGTCGTTTAGTAAATCATCGCCATAAACCTTAAACCAAGTCATCTTTTTTTGAAAACGTGGATTCAAGGGAGTATAGTGCTGAAACCTTTCCCAATTTTTAATTCTCATATAATCCCCTTAATCTGTTTCTTGTGGTTTTGCTTCTAACTGTTTTCTTTCAATTAACATTTCTTCAATTCTTCTTTTAATTAAAACTTCTTTAATTTGTTCTGCTCTTTTATTCGGGATTGGCTTTTCAGGATTCTTTGCCCAATTTTGAACTGCTTGAATAGAAAGGTTTAGGGCATATGCCATTTTACGTCTTGAGTTATTAAAGTGTGCTACAGCTTCTTGAAAGGTCATCTTGCTCTCCTTGATTGAAATGAGAGGCGACTATAACACCTTATTCAAATCTTGTCAAGTATTGTAAAAGTCGGATAAATACCCCCCTATTAAAATACTTATTGACAATTTATTAAACTAAGAGTATAGTGTGCTTTCAAGTTTAGGAGTG